TGTAAAAAAGGGGGGGGATCAAGTCGCAAAAGGGGGGGGATCAAGTCGCAAAAGGGGGGGGATCAAGTCGACGCCCGCCTCGGGAAGCCCCTTATTTGTTGACTTTTTCGGCCCTCGCTTTTCTTAAGTACTTTAAGTACTTTAATGCTGCATATTCGCCCCCGCCGGGGGCGGGGCGATATGCTATAATCCCTATAAGATCGGCCAGCAGAAAGGAGGAAACGGCCGTCTATGCAAAATTCCGCCCAAACCTTAACATAGAATTTAAGGCGTGAAAAAATCCCCTGGCGCCGCGGCAACAGCGCCAAGGGATCGCCGCCGGAGATCCGGCAGCCGGTCCTATCTCGGGGAACCGACCACCCCCAATTATATCAGATAGGGCCAAGAAATCAATAACAACTATCTGAAAGGGGATTTATCCAAATGATAACCAAGAAAGACCTTGAATTATTCGGCTCCTACACAAATATGCGGGGGATCGAGGCAAATTTGAATCTCGTAGGCGAATATCTCAAAAAGCAGAGCAGCCGCAAGGCCCACATAATGGCCGAGAAAATAGATTATTGCCTTTATAGCCTGCAAGTGCAATTCCCTGATTGCTTTCCAGAACCGGCACCGGCCTTTTTTGTGATGCCGTTTTTTGAGGAAGAAGAGCGCAAGCTTGAGGAAGCAACCGCCAGAAAACTGGCCGCAAGAGAAGCACGGAGGGCCTGCAAATGAAAGACCCTGTTTATAATCTCTCGCAAGAAGAGAGGCTTGTTATCGCGGCTTGGCGGCAGCTCGACGACGAATGGAGATATAAATTCTCGCAGTTTTTTGCAATCGTGACCGATATAATCATACCAATAGAAAAACCGAAAAAGAAACAAGGCGAAGTGATAAACTTCCCTGGGAGGGACTAAGAGCATGATAGACAGAACCTTAACGGCCCCGCAGATCGGGGATCTGCTGCAGCCCGCAAAGATTATCGGCGGCAGGCAGTCGTATATCTGCCCACTTTGCGGCAACGGAGGCGGAAACGACGGCACCGGCATAACAGAAGATCCGAACCGCGAGGGGCATTATCATTGCTTCAAGTGCGGCTTTGACGGGGATATATTCGACGTGATGGACGCAGCCAGGGGAAAGCCGCAAGGCGAAAGCTTCAAAGAGGCATACAGGGCGGGGAAACCCGCCCCCGCCCCTAAAGCACAAAGCACACAAAATGCACAAAAGACACAAGAAACACACGAGCCAGAGCCGCCACAATTCACAGAATACACAGATAAATGCGCCGAAGCTCTGACCGGCAGCCCTGGGGAATCCTATTTACAGGGCCGGGGCCTTAGTGATGCTCTTATGATGTTTTATAAGCTCGGCTATGATGCGGGAAAGGACGCCGTTATAATTCCATACCCTGGCGAAGATTTTTATATCAGCCGGAGCCTCAAAGGGAAAGAATACCGAAAGCCGAAAGGAAGAACAGAGCCGATATTTAACGCCCAGGCTTTCAAATGGGCCGTTGAAGATAATGACCCTTGTTTTATCGTCGAGGGGCAGATAGACGCCTTGAGCATTGCAGAGGCCGGAGGAAAGGCCGTCGCAATAGGCGGGACCGGCGCCCGCAAATTGGAAGAATACAAAGGGGATCTGCCGGATCAGATCTATATCGTCGCAGATAATGACGACGCAGGCGAAAACGCCGCACAGAGGATCAAAGAGATTTTAGGGGACCGCGCTTTTATTGTTCACCCGCCGAAAAAGTATAAGGACGTCAACGATTTTCTGCGGGACGACCGGGAAATGCTGCTTAACCTGGTTAAAGGCAATAACTGGCGGACGTGGGAATATGAAGAGAAAAGCAGCGCCGCCGCATACATCCGAGACTTTTGGCAAACAGCCAAAACCAAAACCCCGGCGACGCCGACGGGCTTTAAGAAATTGGACGCAGCCCTCGACGGTGGGCTTTATGAGGGCCTTTATATCCTGGGCGCCGTTTCCAGCTTGGGAAAGACAACCTTTTGCCTGCAGATGGCGGATCAGATAGCCAGGGCAAAAACACAGGACGTTATAATCTTCTCTCTTGAGATGGCCCGCAGCGAATTGATGGCGAAAAGCATCAGCAGACTATCTTTGGAGCTATGCAACGGTCAGACAAAGAACGCAAAAACAGCCAGGGCAATAACTGACCCGGACAGGATCAAATATTTCTCACAGGCCGAAAAGGATCTGCTGAATCAGGCAACGACAATGTATGCAGATATGGCACGGCGCCTTTGGATCTTTGACGGCCTGGGGGCAATCGGAACAAAAGAGATCAGGCAGGCCGTCGCCCAGCATATAGAAATCACCGGCAGAAAGCCCCTTGTAATAATTGATTACTTGCAGATTCTGACAAGCCCAGATCCTCGCATGAGCGACAAACAGGCGACGGACCGCAGCGTCTTCGAGCTGAAACAGATAAGCCGAGATTATAAGATCCCCGTGCTGGCCGTTTCCAGCTTCAACCGTGACAACTATACGAACGCCCTTAACATGACAGCATTTAAGGAAAGCGGGGCGATAGAGTATAGCAGCGACGTTCTGATCGGCCTGCAGCCGCAAGGCATGATAGAAAGGGGATCAGACAAGGACAAGGCGGAAAACGCGCAAACCCTCGACAACTGCAAGACATCCCAAACGCGGGCGGTCGAGCTGAAGATCCTGAAGCAGCGCAACGGTCAGACCGGCACCGTGATTCCGTTCCGATATACGGCAATGTTTAATTATATCGTAGAGGAATGAAGCACGAGCGAAGCACGAGCGAACCCCGATTTAACAAAGGGGGAACAAAGGGAAATCGCCAAAAATAACCACTTAAAAGCAGGCGGGAGCCGAAAGGCCCCCGCTTATTTTTTTGCCGTTTTCTATGTTAAGGTTTATGTCTACTCTTGCATAGACACAAAGGACATAAAAAACAGATTGCACACACAACACAGAAATGGTATAATAACAACAAAGCAAACAAGAAACAGAAACGACACAAAAAACACAATAAACACAACAAACACAAACGGGAAAGGATAGAGAGAATGAGCCATTACGCGACGAAAGGCGAGGCCGTGAAACCTGTTTATAGCGCGGCAGCCATTAACGCCAGAAGAGATGCCCAAAGGGCATGGAGAGCAAAGAACCGGGAGAAATGCGCGGAGTATCAGCGCCGTTACTGGGAAAGGAAAGGCCGGGAAAGGATCGACCCGGCGGAAGAGGCCAAATGAAAGCGGCCAACCGTGAGAAAATCCTTGCCGCCCTGATTAAGTGCAGCACCAAAAAAGAGGCGGCAGCCGTCGCCGGTGTAGGCGTCCGCACGATTTACGAATATCTGAAAGATCCGGAATTTTCGGCGGAATATGAAGAGGCCAAGCGGAACCTGATAAGGGACGCTGCCGACCAAATCAAGCGGAGCCTCGGGCCTGCAATTGAAACGCTGCGGGCGATAGCCACAGATCAGAAAGCCGCAAAAACCGCCCGCGTTCAAGCTTCCCGCACCCTTTTAGAGTATGCGCTTGAGCTGGACCGGCACACCACAATCGAGGACCGCCTCACCGCTTTGGAACAGGGGACAGAATCAGATGCTTAACCCTTTTAAGCGCCTGCGGGAAGTTGAGCGGGGCCTGAAAGAGATCCAGGACGCCCGTTATAAGATCGAGCTGGAAGACGGCAGCGTTAAACTTGTGCAGCCGTCCGACGCCGTCCTTGTGTACGCGCCTTATATCCGCAAAGTGCAGATAGGACCGTGCGCGGAAAATATGACCCTTATTCTGCTGCTTGTCGCCGGATTGATGGGCCACCCTAATTATAGGGCAATAGAATTTTACGACCACACCGGCGCCGATATTACAAGATATATGCAGCAGGCCTTTAAAGATCGAGGGCTTGATATATGACCTTTACCGAAAAACAAAAGGAATATATCAGATCAGCACAATCTCACCGCTGGGGGATAAAAACCGGCGCCGTCAGATCCGGCAAGACTTTTCTCGACGTGGCCGATACAATACCGCGAAACATCCGCGAGAGGATCGGCAAGCCTGGCCTTTCCGTTATCCTGGGGAACACCAAAGGAACGCTGCAGCGAAATATAATCGCGCCGATGCAGGAAATCTTCGGGCAAAAGCTTGTCTCTGATATACGCAGCGACAATACAGCGCAGATATTCGGGGAAACGTGTTATTGCCTGGGGGCCGATAATATCCGGCACGTCGACAGGATCAGAGGCAGCAGCATCAAATATGCATACTGCGATGAGGCAGCGACGTATAACCAGGGCGTCTTTGAGATGCTGAAAAGCCGCCTTGATAAATCATATAGCCGCTGCGACGCGACGTGCAACCCTGACGCGCCCGCACACTGGTTTAAGCGCTTCATAGACAGCGATGCGGATATTTTCAGGCAGACGTTCACCCTTGACGATAACCCCACACTTCCGCCGGAGTTTGTGACCGCGTTAAAAAAAGAATACGCCGGGACGGTTTATTATGATCGGCTTATCCTGGGCCTTTGGGTAGCCGCACAGGGGGCAATATATCGGACTTTTGCAGATAATCCTTACAGGCATATTATCGCGGCTGCCCCGCCGATATTTGACGCCGTCGTCGGGATTGACTTCGGCGGGCATGGATCAGCCCACGCCTTTTCGCTGGTAGGCTTCACGCCCCGTTATGACAGTCTGATAGTCCTTGACGAATGGTATCACAAGGGAGAAATCACGCCCCAGCAGCTCGACGACGCCCTTGTGCAATTCCTGGCCAAGAATATCAGACGATACCCGATAACAGAGATCCGCGCAGACAGCGCCGAGACAACGCTTATAAACGGGATCAGCGAGGCCGTCAACGCGAACGTCCGCGAGATCGGCAAGCCCGTGCCGGTATATAAAAGCTTGAAAAAATCCATAAATAGCCGAATTAACTGCGAGGTCCGCCTTTTTGCTGCCGACCGTTTCAAGATCATGGCGCATTGCCAGCACCACATAGAGGCCTTTTCTTCTGCCGTATGGGATGAAAAGAGCATCACCGCAGACGTCCGCCTCGACAATGGAACCGTGCCAAGCTTTGATATGCTGGACGCCTGCGAATATGCCTTTGAAATGGAAATAGACCAGCTTATAGATCGGTCCATATGGGGAGGGGGCTTTGCATGACGATAGAAACCCGCCTGCAGGCTTTGGAGAAAAGAGCCGCCCAAGCCTTGCCCTTTTACCTGGTTAAGTTTGACGACGGCAGCAGCGCCCGCATGGACGCCCTGGACCTGTTATTATGCTTTGCTGACCTGGAATCAAACAAAGGGGGAACAAAGGGAATAACAGAGATAAATTACATTTACGGAACCATGCCCGCCGGGAGTGCATGGGACAGTCTGACCGAGAAGCTGCAGCAGATCCGGCAGAAAGGGGGGGACCGATGAAAAGACCAGTATTTGAGACGGCCAGCGCCGAGGAACAGGACAGCGCAGCCCTTGAGACTTTCCGCCGATGGTATGAAGAAGAGCAGCAAGGCAGCGCGGACCTTGACCCGGAAACGCGCCACGCCCTGGGAACAGCGCAGGCGATTAAAGCCGTTTTTCACCTCGGGCAATCCTGCGGATATACGCAAGGCTATAACGACGCACAAGCGGAGTTTGACGTCGGCATGAGCAACCGATAGCGCCCCCGAAAGCAAAAGTACATCTAA